AGATAATTATGAGTAATCATTATACGGTTTTGTTCATCACTACTTATATTTATACTTTTACATATTTATACAATTAGTTAGCGTCCGAATGTCCCACCAGGCTCTGTTACCCATCTATCACCATTAACTATTTCTACCTCTACATCGTCTTCAGGGTTGTGATTGTTTATAATACCAAACGGTAGTAATTGATCTTCAATTGCTTTCATCTTCTCAGCAAACAACAATTCTCTTACATTAATATCCGTCTCATCTAGGAACATCTGCGTCGTTGCATACCAGCCAAATAAAACCAAGTTCATCATCAAGTCATCATGACCAGTTCCATCTGCTTCGTATGAACTACCCTTCGCAACAAATGTAGACATTTCTATAATAGTTTCTGGATCAACTATGTGTAGTTTACCTTGCTCAACCAAGTCTTTAATGTTAGAACATCCTATGCGCTTGATCTTCTTGTTCATAGTAACCCCAATGTCACCCGCCTTTACTACTGATGACATGAATGTTTCTTCATACTCTAGGTCATAATACAACCCATTACATACGACAGAACCTTGGTCGTTGTTCTCTATTACAACAAATGCCTTGTTATAATAGTTTGCCCATTTATAGATTACATCTGGAAAAAGTAGGGGTGATATCATATTGTCGCGGAATGTCGCAACTTGCTTAAACGGTCTTGCAGTAATGTCAATAACATTGAAGGTAGAATAATCTTGGCCACGGCCCTTAGATACGTCTACAAACATTAGGTATTGATGATCCTGTTCTGGTTTGTCGTATACATTAACGCCCGCTTGCTGAAGTATCGCAGTATGTGATTTTAATGAAAGTAAACAGTCTGATGATATTAATGTATTGCCGTTACCGGCGAAAGTATTTCCAAATTCTTGGGCAAACTGCAACTCTGAAGTATTTGCGATAGTCTGGCGTTTCCATTCTTCATCACGACCGGGAACGTCCCACCAATCAACTCTGAATGGTCTGTAGTCATTAGTATTCTGTACAGCACCTTCGTATAACTTATGGAACTGATTACCAATACCATTAGCAGTAGATGTAATGATAACACGAGTAGATTTACCCGATGTAACTACTGGGTATGTAGATGTATAGAAACGTGCGTCATTTTCAACGAAAGCAAACTCATCTAAAAACAATAAGTTGACTGACATTCCACGAATCGATGAACCAGAAGTTGCCGCTGCAACGATCTTAGAGTTATTACTAAACTCAATAGACCTTTTATTCAGTGCTTTACAGCCTGGCTGTAAGAAGAACGGCAGGTTCTCTAATGCCAGCGTTGCCCTAGAAAGCATCTCTTGAGAAGTAGCACCCTTGTTCGCCAGCACTGCAATGGTTTGTTCGGGTTTGAATATAGCATACCATAGCAGATACACCACCGAACTGATAGACTTACCACTTTGACGACAAGCAAGAATGATAGAAAATCTATTCTTGTTGAAGTGGTTAAACATCTTCTCTTGGTACGGATACAAATCAAAGTCAACCAAACCCTTGTCCAAGTTGATCACCTTGATGTACTTACGCGCAAAGTATGCTGGATCGTTCATACAACGAATATACTCTGACAACTCATGTTGGGTAAACTGTTGTTCTACTCCATCACGTTTGACATTAGGATTACCGAGGTATCCATACTGATTATTAGTGACTTGCATCAGTTATACTTCAGACGCGTCTATAGTCGTAGTCTTATTCTGCTGGGCAATAATAAACCGTTGTAGATCTGTAGTAGAACCAACAAATACATTATTTGTAACTGATCCACCTGATGATGTAACTTGCAGAGTATTACTGTTTTGTTCTTTAACGGTTTTAATCTTCTCTACATTGTTATGCAGCACCATTAGTTTATCGGTCATGTCGGAAACGTGTTTAAGCATACCACCAAGAACTTCAAACGCTCGGGGGTGATCGCTTTGTAAAGCAAGTTCCATCATACTGTCTATTGCTAGAGTACCTTTATCAACAAGATCTTTATATTTTTCACGCGAGAACTCATAGTCTGCATCTAGTTCTTGCATAGAAGTGTCTTCCTTTGGAGGAGCAACTACTACATTGCGTTGTACAACCTCAGCGGGAATGTTTTTACTCAATCCCTCTAATAACTTGCTTGATTTTTCACTCATAACAATTCACTTTACATTAGTATCCACGTAACCTATATGCTGTGTCAACAACTCTTTCAGCACCAGACTCTTCTGCAATGATAACTTCTCCAGGTAAAAAGTCTACATCACCTATCATAGTAGCTGAAATATTCCTACTCCCGGATTCGTATACTTCTACGACTGCACGCGCTCCAGAATTAACGCCTGTTAGCTTTTCTAATAAAATAAACTCGACTGAATTTCCACCAAACTCTGCAGGTTTTAATGTAATGTCTGCATATGCAGGGTCACCAAGGTACTCAATTTCTTTAACAATTTCATATGACTGATCTGATTGTGCCCCGATAGGATCAACTCTACTAGAGTATTGTTCGTATCCATACCCACCTCTTTCTCGATAGTCTGTATCGTATGTATTAACGATGACCCGTTTAATGACCCCTGTTTTGCGTTCTGGGCCATAGAACCTCACCTTAGCATCAAACGACAATGTATACACAATTGCTCTTCTAGACATAAAATCACCCTCATAGTCTTCAGACATGTCGATACCAGACAAAGTTATAGGAATATCGGTCTTGAGGGCGTCAGATACGCTTTCTTTGATGGTAATGTTATAATCTGGTTGAAAATAAGGTATTATCTGCTCAATCACTTGTAGTGCATCATCCTGAGATTTGGTCATGACGCTTAGGGAAAGTGAAATATTATATGGGGCGTATGTGTAATATACTTTTTCACCAATTAATATTCTATTATTCCTATTGAGTTTAGATTGAGTGTCGTAAACTATGTTAGTTATCTCAAAAGACATTCTCGGCAATTTGATAGCAACTTTTGGGGATTCTAGATCAATTTGTTCTTCAATCCTGGAGAGGAATTTTTCCTTTGGTCCATATGCCAAGGGAACTCTCAAACTTGACCCATTACTTCTAACAACTTTTATATCGTTAAACAATGATCCAAATGCTGAAACAAATCTTCTAATAGAAGCGTGATAAAAATGCCCGCCGAACATCTTATGTTTCCTTACCGCAGAATTGAAATCCGTATGTTGTTGGAAATGTTACGGCGCCGGCTGTACCATCTGAACCTGTCATATTGTATAGACGGTATGTTATAACATCTCCCTCACTTGCACCATGAGTATCTTCAAAAGTAATATGGTATCCGTTATCAATTGATGAAACAATAAAAGCATATACGTTAGTGACTTCAGTGCCAATAATACGCTGAACCGCGATTGGGCCTTGCGCACCAGACAATATGATAGAAGGAGCTGCAAGGTTAATTTCAATTTGATCCATACCGGCAGCACCCTTAGTAATAGAGAACTGCACTGCATTTGTTCCATGAGTCAACACTTCGCCATTATCTGCAATTACCGGAGTATTTGAACCATATGCGACTTTATACTCACCATGTTGAACACTATGAATAGAATACAACTCGTCAAAGTTAGAGTTGGCCTTAACCATCGCATTTCTTAATAAATCACCTGTTCCATCATTAGGATTAGATCCGACGAAGATAATTTGTTTTGCCATTATAATATTTCCTTAAATTTTATCTACTGTGATAGAAGTTGTGTCTACTGTAATAGTATCTATAGATACTACAAATAGAGGTCTATCTGAAACTGCTGTGTCTGCTGGACTAAAGTAATTCCCACCCTTATTGGTGCTTGGATCACCAAATGGATTGGTTTCGCTGAAGTCGATAACATCATCTCCCTCAATCTCAAAGTCTCTGTTCTGAGCAAATTCGTTTTGGGGGAATGTAAAGTCTACATCTGCATCACCAATATCATATATTATATCAACTAACCAACTACTTAAACTTGACTGTCCAACTATTCGGATACCACTTTGCATTTCGTGGAATTCTTTATCACTGGTTGTTAAATTAGAAACCCATACTAATCTACTATCTGGCTCATCTTGTACTGATTGCAAGTTCGTAATCTCTGCAAATATAAACACACCTCCAGACAGACCCTGTACTACGGTTTCTCCGATAACGAGTTCTGTTGCACCAATACCAGAAACTATCTTCATAACTGTAGATTGTGCATTGTATGTTTGTGCTGCATCGATTAATGGGTTTCCAGTATCGAAGATTTCATCGCTATATTCAAACAATTCGCACTGCAATTTATATGTAGGTAAATTTTTTAATTGGTAGAACGGTTGTTGATGCTCTACAAACTTAATCTCAAAGAATGAGTTCGTCGGAGGGTAATATAATAAGTCCCCCTCTAATGGGCGTATACTATTAATTGCATTATTATATAACCCTACGAACTTTTCCCAGCTGCGCCGGGCGACAACGAAAGTTGCCTGATCACGAATTTCCAAACCAAACTTAGACATGAGAGTTTGATCACCCTCAAATCCATTAGTATTTTCTATATACATTTCTATAGTATATGCGTCATAGAAAGAACTAGTTGAAACGTCGTTTAGAATTCTATCCTTAGTTATCGCTCTGGGTAAATAGGTCATGTCTTGACCGTAGACCTTTAACGATTCTACTACAATGTCTTCATACAGAGTTTGTTCGCTCCGAGTTCCATTACCAAAATAAACGCTTGTTGGCATTAGATCTCCTTAACCAACAAAGAACATTGGAGGTGTTTCGTAAGTAAGTTGCATCTGTTCGCGGATCTGTTCTATTTCTGTAGTTGCGTCATCAAACATTTGGCGACCATTTAAAGTAACTCCACCTGGAAGTTGCATACCGTCAAACTTAATAAGGTTAGCACCCCATTGTTGTTTTATTAATGCGGTTGCATACTTCTTAATAAACATATCGTCGTATACATCAGAATAAGTGTCTGGTTCTATAATCTGATATCCCTCAAGTATGATGTATTGACCTATCTCGATATCTTCCCAATCGAGGCGCAGAAACAATCTATTTGCGTTTCTATTAAAAGAGGTGATCTCCATACCAGAACCAGATATTACAGTATCGATCATAGACATGTACTGCATCGTTTGTACATAGTTTGTCATAGAACCCATGTAGTTCAAGTTATATAAGTCGTTTAGGTACATCTGGTACTTGGCGCTAAACATACTACTTGATGACAATGCGCTTGCAACAGGCAGAATACGAGTTACATATATAGTAGCATCTGTAACTGGGATCCACCCATTTTGCTTGTCCATTTCAGTAATCTTATGCTTTAGATAAACTCGTGCAACTGCATCACTGTGGTACTCTTGATAGAACTGCATCGCATCGTCAATGCGATCTTCTACCTGATCTTCATCAACGTTGATCTCGATGACCGGAGCACCTAGTCTACGAAAGCAGTAGTCGATAAGGG